GGCAGGGACGGCGGACAGGCCAAAGCGGGGCGGGGCATCCCAGGGGCGGGGCGGGCACAAAAGGGCAATGAATTGTAATGTAATTCTTACTCGAACTGTGCAAGATACATCTGTCTGTAAAGGCCGTCCTGCCGGATTAACTCCTCATGGGTTCCCTGCTGTACAACATCTCCGTCATTTACCACAAGAATAATGTCCGCATTCTGTATTGTCGACAGCCTGTGAGCGATAATAAAACAGGTTTTCCCCTCCATCAGCTTTCTCATCGCTTCCTGTATCTTCATCTCCGTGCGTGTATCCACATTGGAGGTAGCTTCGTCCAAGATAAGCATTCTTGCCGGAAGAAGCATTGCCCTGGCTATTGTCAAAAGCTGCTTCTGGCCTTTGGAAATATTCGTACCCTCGTCGGTCAGGATCGTGTCATAGCCCTGAGGAAGCCTGCGGATAAATCCGTCTATTCCTGCCGCTTCAGCCGCCTCCCGGACTCTCTCCACTTCCATTTTCTGCTCCATCCCGCCAAGACTTCCATAAGCCAGATTTTCATAAATACTTCCCTGGAACAGCCATGTATCCTGCAGAACCATGGCATAGGACTTACGCAGGCTCTCGCGCGTAATCCGGGACACATTCATACCGTCAACACATATACTTCCGTCCTGTATATCGTAAAACCGCATAAGAAGATTGATAAGGGTGGTCTTTCCGGCGCCCGTAGGCCCTACAACCGCTATCATTTTACCGGGTTTCACATGAAAACTCAAGTCATGGATAATAGTTTTAACAGAATTATAGCCAAATTTTACATGGGAAAGCTCCACATCCCCTTCCGCCTGCTTAAGTTCCATGGAATCCGGCGCGTCCACAGGCTCTTCCGGCTCGTCCAGAAGCCGGAAAATACGTTCTGCCGCCGCGATGGAGGACTGAAGATCACTGATAATATTGGCCGCTTCATTGATAGGACCTGAAAATTTCCTGGAATACAGAACAAAAGAAGAAATATTTCCGATACTCATACTTCCGAAAAGATACAATACCGCCCCGAATACACTGATAAGTGACAAAGACAGATTATTCACGAAATTAACCATAGGCCCCACAATGCTGCCGTAATATTCCGCACGGTAATAAGCCTTCATAGCCTTTTCATTCTTCTCTTCAAAGCGGTCTATCGTATGATCCTCCTGACAGTAAGCCCTTAAGGTCTTCTGTCCCGATACCATTTCCTCTACAAAGCCATTTAATTCTCCCAGTTTCGCCGACCTCTCCCTGAAAAGAGGTCTTGTTTTTCCTGTCAGGTAACGGGTGATGCAAATGGACAAAGGCATCGTAAAAGCGAAGACCAGCACAAGCCTGGGCGAAATCAGCACCATCATTACAAAAGCGCCGCTCACCGTGATCACTGTAGTCAAAAGCTGAACCACATCATCCGAAAGTGAAGCATTCACCGTATCAATATCATAAGAAATCCGGCTGATAATATCCCCGCTCTGATGCACATCAAAATATCCCACCGGAAGGGAAAGCAGCTTTTCGAACACATCCCTGCGCATCCGATATACCACCTTCCGGCTTATCGTTATCATCAATACCTGAAGCAAATAAGAAAAAACAGAGGATACCACATAAAAAACCGCCATCCAGGCCGCATAATAGAAAACTCTGCTGAAAATTACCCTCCCCGGCCCCGGTTCAATCGCATCCACCGCATACCCGGAAAGCATCGGCCCGATCAGGGCAAACAGATTACTGCCTACTGTCAGCAGCAGCGCAGCGGCAAGATACCACTTATAATGCATAAGATAACCGCCCAGCCTCAGCAGAGTACCCTTTTTCCCTCTTTCCTTTTTTTCCTGTTTATCCTTTTTTTCTTGTTTACCCTTTTCTTCCTGTTTACCCTTTCCTCCCCACTTCATACCACTGCCTCTCCTGTCTGTGAACGGCTGATTTCTTTATACACCTGACATTGTTCTATCAGCTCCTCATGGGTTCCATAACCAATCATCTCCCCATCCTCCAATACAAGAATATGATCCGCATGCATAACCGAACTGATTCTCTGGGCAATCATAATAGTGGTAGTATTCCGAAAATGCTCTTTCAGCTGTTTCCGGAGCTTTGCATCCGTCCGATAGTCCAGAGCGCTGGAGGAATCATCCAGTATCAATATATCCGGTTTCGCTGCCAAAGCCCTGGCTATCAGAATACGCTGTTTCTGTCCTCCGCTGAGATTGGCCCCTTTAATATCCAGCATTGCCCCCTCATTACGTTCCTTCTCCCGTGTAAATTCATCCGCCTGCGCATAACCCAGAGCTTTTCTTACATCCTCACGGGACAGTTCCCTTCCCATCCTCACATTCTCAAAAATAGAATCCTCGAAAATAATGTCATTCTGGAAAACAACCCCGAACTTTTTCTGAAGCTCTTTTTTTTCGATACTCCGGATATCCTGTCCATGTATCAGAATCCTCCCCTGATCCACATCCATAAGCCGCATAAGCAGGGCCGCCAATGTTGTCTTTCCCGATCCGGTGGCTCCTATCACGCCCAGCATTTCCCCTTTATTAACACAGAAGGAAATATCATTCAGATTTGGTTCATTTTTATTGTAAGAAAAGGTAACATGGTCGAATACGATCTCGCCGCATTGCCCCTTTCCAGCCTTTACTCCACTCTCATCTCCAAAAATACGCACCATATCCTCTTCGCAATCCAGCACCTGTTCTATTCTCGCCCCGGATGCAACCGCCTTATTTATTATCACAAACATACGGGATATGGACATCATGGCATTCAGTATAATTGTAAAATAAGTCATGAACGCCAATATTTTACCCACTTCAGAAGTTCCCGCATTCACACGGTAGGCCCCCGCCAGAATAACTCCCACCAGTCCAAGGTTTAAAAGTATATTCATTGCCGGATTCAGGACAGCCATCGTTTGCTCCGCATTTCTTTCGCAGGTAACGACCATGGTATTGACTCTGTCAAATTTATCCTTCTCATAATCCATTTTAGACAACGCCTTAATCACTCTGATTCCGGCGATGTCCTCTCTTACCAGACATACGAACTTGTCCGCAGTTTCCTGAAGCTTCCGGTACAAAGGCATACCCTTCCGGGATACCGCCGCCATAACCAGCGCTAAAACAGGCATAACCAATAAGAGTATGGATGCCAGCACAGGATCCAGCGCCATAGTAAAAATAATCCCGCCGATCAGTAAAATAGGGGCTCTCACTCCAAGCCTCTGTATCCTGCCTATCATCTGATTTACATTATATGTATCTGTAGTAAGCCTTGAAATCAAAGATGGTTTGGTAAAAGCATCCGTCTGCCTGGCCGATAAATACATTGTTTTCGCAAAAAGGTCATGCCTTATAATCTGCGTCGCCTCACTGGCAACCTTAGATGCCATACGGTTCGCAATAATATTAAAAGCAACCGCAACAAAAGAACAGAATATCATCACTCCGCCCCAAAGATAGATCTTCTGCAGACTTTTCATGGATCACATTATCAATAACATAAGCAAGAACCCAGGGAATGCACAAATCCATAATAGATCCCGTAAACTTAACGGCAAAACCAATGCCCATCCTTTTATAATAAGGCTTTAAATAAAAAGATATAATCTTCTTCATTTTATATCCAGTTCTCTTACCTTTCTTAATAAAAACGGCTGTATATCAGAATATGTCCAGAAATCCTTTCTGTCAGGAAACTCATCAAACAATCTGGTCTCCCTGATTTCAAACGCCGGCAAAGCTCCTAGTTCCTTCACATCCGCATAATACAGCATACCAAAGCTGGCATCTCCTCCCTGCTTCATACAAGAATACGCACAAATTGGCTGAAGCGTATAATCCTTCGCCCCGGTTTCCTCAAACAGCTCTCTTCGGGCCGCGTCCTCTATCCTTTCGCCTTTTTCCCTGTGCCCTCCCGGGAATTCCCAGGTTGTCCTCTCCTTATGACGGCATAAAAGCCACTTTCCATCCTTCTTTGCAATAATTACCGCAAAATCAAATACGGAATCTTCAGCCGTGTCGTAAAATGCTACCTGTATCATTTCCCTGCTCCTTCTCGTATAATTCCTGATCTTTGGAAATCTTCTTATTACTTAAATTATATACCAGTTCACAACAGTTGCAAAGTCAAGTATCCCAAAACTGCAGTTTTACCTGCTTTTATTTACAACAAAAAACCTCAGCTATAAAACTGAGGTTTTTGTACTGAAGCACGGGGGATTCGAACCCCCGACAACCTGATTAAAAGTCAGGATACCAAAATGTCATTTTTAGCTTAAATACGGCACATTCTACAATATTAATGAGTCAAAAGTGAGTCATTAATATTTCATATAGTTCCTTTTGAACAATAACATTTTTTATATTCCACTTCACCTATATAACGGTACTATCATAGCAGAGTGATAATAGAAAAAAAGAAAAAAACGCCTTCTAGCGTTTTTCTCTTTACCTAAAAAAACATATTATTTTCAATCCATGCCTGGCGGGTTTGCTGCCAGGACCACAATGGGAAGCGTCCATCCCTTGCGACATTTTCATTATAAAATACTTTTTAAAAAAAATCAATATTTTATTCTTCTTTGCTGTTTTTACCTTCACCGTAGCAATTGTAAAATGCATCGGTTAGATCGGCCAATTCCTCCGGAGTCAGTTTTTCCTTTATTGACTCAGGAATCCGATTATAATTCACAGCAAATGTATCACTAAATTTTCCAATTTTGGAGAACTTCTTTACCTGCTGCAATTTATATATTTCTGCGGCTTCTTCCCATGTCATTTCACCGGATTTTATCATTTGAACAGCCTCTTTTGTAAGTACTTTTTTAACTTCCTTTTGGGATACTATTCCAATTCCTGATATTTTCATTTTTCTTCCCCATCTTTATAAACTCTACGGCTAACCCCGTTCATTTTTTCTCATAGTATTGTCTTTCTTTTATTTTTCTGATATTATTAATTGTGATGGGGGAGCGGTGGCAAGCCCGCCCTCCCTTGTCAATCCTCGGCCTATTCTGTAGGCTCTTTTTTATCTTTTAATATTGTAAGGCTATTAATTTTTTCAAGTGCTTCTTCCTTATCTGCACTTCCTTCGATAATCATTCTTACCATTTCCATAATGGTTTTAAATTCTTCTCTTGTCATGTTTTCTTCCATGTGTCCTCCTTTCCGAGATTGTTAAGGTTGCTTACCTCTCTTAACTATCTCTAATTATACTATACGTACGTATAGTTGTCAAGTATCTCTTTCGATTTTTTCGGCAATTGCGTCCAAAATAAAAGCCCTTACAGATGATCCACATTTTTTAGCTGCTGGAACAATAACATCTTCATAATATTCTTTTTTTACATCGAGAGGAATTCTTTTTAAAGTTCTTTTTGCATAATTCATTGCATATCCTTTTTGCTTTTCATTATATGCCATTAATTCACCTTCTTTCTTTATTATCATTCTATCAGATAATTTAATATACGTACATAATAAATATAGACAACTATACGTACGTATCTTTGTGAATTATGCACTATTGAAATATACGTACGTATAGTATATAATAACATCATAAGGAACCGGAAATCAAACATCAAACAAATAGGAGAAACGGATATGTATAATGTGAATAAAGAAATTGCTTTAGAAATCTTAAAGAAGCTTCCCGAAAATAAGAAGGCCGTATTAAAGAAAGCATTGTATAGGAACCTTCTTTTAACTTCTTCTTACAATTTAGAATTTTGCGATGTAACAGTATATAAAGAAGGTTGGTATTTACAATTTCTCGGCGCACGTTGCAACTTCTCAGTTTTTGCATTTGATAATGATGGCGAATATATCATAGCTGACCGCAAGCCTAATGAAAATAAATTACATAAATTATATAGCGATTATGATGTCAGATTTGCCGAGAGCGACTTTAGATAAATAAATAGATAACACCTACCCGGCGGGGATGCGCCGGGAGAAAGAAGAAAATATGAAAATGAATAAACGGAATTTTTTAAAAAGTGAATTGGGAACCGAACTGGAAAGCACTATAAGAGCACTAAACTATTATCTGAATGAAATAGAATATATTCCTATAAATGATACCATTAAAAGAAAGGAATTAAACATAGACATTCAGCAATTATTTGCACAATGGGAAGTCTACAAATTAGCCCTAAAACAGTTTTATGGTATCGAATATAGTTTTACCCGTACCGATGATTATTATGGTATCTGCACCGAAGATGAAGATTTTCTCTTCCAGCATAGTCATGAAAATTGAAATGTACACCCGGCGGGGATGCGCCGGGAGAAAGAAGGAACCCATGAAATTAATTCCAACATTTATTGACAATCATTTCTGTGGATATTCTACAAAAAAGGATCTTTATATTACAAAAAATAAATTTTATGCTTATGCTGCAAAACAACAAAAAGTTTTAAAGGCCGATCATATGATCTACTGTCATTATGATGTAGACGACGATGGAGAAATAAAAACCGCATGGTTTTACAATAGCCTTGCGATGAAAGACATTGAATTCGAACATGTAGCTAATCTTAAAAATGCTTATATTGGTGCTATACATAAATTTTAAATGCTTACCCACCCGGCGGGGAAGCGCCGGGAGAAAGAAGGAATCAAAATGAATAAAAATGATTATATACAATATGTAAAATCCATTTATCCCGATATGGTAGTTGATATCTGGTTAGAATCTGGAGAATTACAATTTTACAAAAACCTTGGACATAAAAATACAGACTATAGTAATCCATTTGCCTGTGTGTACTGTGATGGACAGTTTATGATACTGACAACTTTTTAATATAACCCTCCCGACGGGGTAACGCCGGGAGAAGGAAGAAATATGAATAGAAAAAAAGTAACCCTTGATCAAGTCAGAAAAGCAGTCGATAACTTTGATATGTCTTTAGGGATCATGGCCCTGGTGGATGTGGAAAATATGGGATTCTGTAAAGACGGTGTTACACGATGGTACATATTCACGCTTGACAGTGTTCCTTGCATTTATTTTAAATATTAGTAGTCCAGATATGTTTTAATTGGAATGCACACAATTGTGTCACTATATTAAACCGATAACCCACCCGGCGTGGAAGCGCCGGGAGAAAGAAAAAATATGATGAAAATTGTATTATATGAAAAGAAAAGAGAGGATGCAGATTCTATGTTTCGTCCTGTCAAAAATGAGCGTCTTATATGGTTGATTAACTTTATTTCTCAGGTAGAATGTGATAAAGTAAGTTCAATTATTAGACTGGATTCACTTTTAAGCGGAAAACAAATAAACACAGATTTGTATTCATTTATTCTAAAAATAGTTGATTAAATAAAATACGCTCTCCCGATGGGGGAACACAGAAAGAGAGAAGGAAATATGAAAGAGTTAGATTATATCAGAGAAATTAACAATGCCGCTAAATACTGCGGAAAAATAAAGCAAAAAGCTTATGAAGAGAGTGACTATAATAAATGCGATTTTTACAAAAAAGAGCAAAACAAGTTGTATTTATTGAAATCATTAAGTATTTTGCATCTTGAAGAAATTGGTATCTTGACTAAAACACAAAAGCAAAAAGATGCAAATGGCACAATCCTTGAATTATATTCTTCGAATGATAATCAATATAATTTTCATCTTATATCATCCCAAAAAGAAGAAGGGGAAAATATCGGTGAATATATTAGTAATAGACAAGCAAGGCCTATCTCAAGGTATTATACCTATATCCGTAATTTAATAAGGATGCTACCAGAAAAGTATAAAAAAATTTACGATATCATTACAAGATTTGATTTTCAGTTTAAAGCTTATTCAGAATCAGAAGATGCGCTTCCGCTTCTGAAAGAATACGGTATAGGTGGTACTATTCGCAAAAGCAGAGAAGTTGACTATCTTTGGGAATACTATTATTGTGATTTACATATTAATGATATACAAATATGTAAAGTAACCGCTATCGTAGAAGATGGTGACGGTTATTTGGACGATGAATCCGGACATTTAGTATTCGAAGATAGCCACTAATCTTTTTGATATCTGTAAAGAAAAAGACCGGCAATTACTTGCCGGTCTTTGTTTAGCAGAAACTTCTTTCAACTGCTAAACACTTTGCTTTGTAGAACAATATTAAATTAACTGCAATCCACACCACCTAGTTTGGGAGGAAGTGACTTCTCCGGCCCCGTCTGCCGTTCTTTATGGATTAAGAATACCATAATAATCCGGCTTTTGTCAAGATTCCAGCGAATCATTTTTATACTTTCTTTTCCAATTCCTCAACCCTACGCTGCAAATTATATACTATATCCGTCAGTTTTTCCGCATTTGCCCCATTCACAGACTTTATAACTTCCATATTTAATACGGTTCCTTTATCAATTGGTTTCGTAAGGGAAATACTATTGTTATCCTCTATCTTATAGTCTATGTCTTGTGCCAGCTTAAGGCCGCTTGCATAAACTTGGAAGAAATCAATTTGCCTGTCGAATTCAGGAATGTTTATAGGAATCACATCTTCATTCGTGTCATGTGTTACATAGGTACTATAAAATTGTTTAATAATAATAGTTTCGGAGAATGTTGTTGTCAGATAATTGTACCACTGGTTGAACTGTGCTGTAGATTCTGAATAGAATTTTTGATAGGCGGTTTCCCACTGGTTAAAAAGTGTGGAAGTGTCCACCTGATCGATCACCCCTGTAACCCATCCACAGTCTGAGCTTGCCCTCGTATCGGTTATATTTCCTTGCGTAACCACTGTAGATCCCGGTTCTATGGTAATATTCGCCAGCCGGTAACTCTGTATACTATTCGTCCGGGTTATCGCTGGTGCCACGGGTGACGCAGCGGGTGTACCTTTACTATATTCCAGAGATATCGCCCTATTAGATTCTCTATAAACTAAAAAAATGCTGTCTATACGTGGAAGTGAGATTTCCGATGTGTTTAACGTCATAATGGATGCGGTTTCATTTTCACACCAAAAACTATTTATGAACGCGCGCCCAGGTTGTACAGCAATCCTCATTGACTTACCATCTGCTGTGACTTGCATAGCATCCGATACTTTAGCTAGTATTCCATTCCCAATAATCCCTTTAAAATATTGGCTTATATCTTCTGCCGTGTACCTCCTGTCCCCGTTATTACTGGTAAAAAAACCACTTTTCATAATCATACCTCCAAATTTTCAAAAATCGGAATATAGAAATATCCGGTATCATCTTCACACTCAGTCACCGCAGTAATTCGTACATCTTTTTCGATTCCATATTCATTCTGCATGGTCACAATATCCCCAATAAAATAATCCTGTTTATATTTCCATTGCATATCAGCTTGTATTTCACCGTCAAAAGCTTCAACCGTTTTATATTCTATAAATTTTTCGTTTGCCCTTATATCCAGCAATTCTCCATATTCATCATGGTTCAATGTCTTACTTTCCCGTGTACTTGAAATGTCCCTTGCATCAATAAATACTTCATACAAATCTAAACCAGAGGGTTTATTACTCGGATTTCTCCATATCCGTTTACAGATACGGTCTGAACCTTCACCTTCCCCATATACAAATGCACAATTTTTATAGTTTGTTTTATCGTTATAATAATTAGAACTTATTAGATTATCATATTCTTTCGAAAATATAATTTGTGGGTTTTCTGTCTGGTGGATGCTACGGTTTTTAGAAATTATTGCATCCAAAACTAAATAAGTACTGCCAGCTATATGTTTACGTAATTCAAAACCAAAACCATACAATTTAGCTGTATTTTCCATTGTTTTTAACCATGTACCGTCATTGACCAAACTAGTTTGGTCAATTGTTGTCCATTGTCCAGCGCCTCCATATTCTTCATTTAATTTATCCCATATTGCAGAATACAACCATAAAACACATGGAATATTTCTGGTAGGATCGCAAAACCAATTTTCATTGTTTTCATAATTATTATTTATATGAAAAATTTCATTATTACACAAAACGGAAAGCGCCAAATATGATATTATTGCAGGGTAATTTCCCTCCATACTTACGTTTTGTCTGTTGCTCATGTGGCAACGGCGTTCCAGTAAACTTTCCGCAGAACGACCAGTTACCGTGATAAAATTACCATTATCTATGTCCGTTTTAATTTCAATTTTATCAATTATCATCACAGTACTATCATCGTCACGGCTTAAGAAATATCCCTGTGTCACCTTATTCAAATTCTTTTCATTTGCAATCATGTATAACTCAAAATCTCCGCATTCCCAAAACCGTTTTGTCCATATTATAGATTTCGCATCATCAATAATATCTACTATAACTAAATCCCGATTTAGAACATTAATAATCATTTATACACCCCCATACATATTGTTACCTATAAAGGATATAGAAATATTATCATCCCCCGTGTCTGTAGTATAGGTAAATGAATTTAATCCCGGACGCAGCATTAACCATGTTGAATCCTCTACCCGTGAATTGATTATGTTTACATAGTTAGTCTCACCTATTTTATATAAATGCATATACCGATCACCGCGTACTGTGGATATTTCTATTACATCCCCGGTTTTCATCGTATAAGAAATATCAAAAAATTCCCTGGTAGAAGAATTCCAAATACAGGGGTTTTCAACTGTACCGGTTGCCTGTAAACGAATAATAATTCCCGTGTCCACATCCCCTGTATTATTTATTTCAGTTACTTTATATAAATCAAATTGGGAAAATTCTATCCCTTCTGCCGGGATAGAAAATGGGAATTCAAAGAGTGCCATAATTTTTGAAATTTCCGCTACAAAGTAAGCCATTGCCTTAAAAAACGGCTGAGGGCATAGAATGGAAACCTGCATGGTTTGGTTATTCTCAAATAGAGGGCACTCAATGGTTTCTACAGTGCCCTCTATATACACATCCCTGATCCCATTCTTAAAATAGATTGTATTTTCCCCGCCAACCTTGAAATACCGGTATAGTAGATTCCGGTTTGCTTCCACAGGGCTTTCCACTTTTATATATAAAACCAGATTGCGCTGCGGAATTGTAGCAATATTTAATTTGCTGCCGTGCATTCCTGCAAGCGTCGTTAAATTAACATTTGCCGGGGGAGGGTTTAGTCCTTCTACTTTTAACACTTTAAATTTATCATTTTGCGATAGTTCCAATATATCACCATCCATATTTTTTACTGTTAATTTGTACAAGGTCTTTCCCTCCTATATTGTTTTTCTTATACTACCGAATAGATAAGATTTTTTGTTTGTCTGTATATGTCAAGGCGGCTTAACGCTTTTGGACTGGTATTATTTTGGGTATAATTGTTATTAATAATTGTCTGCTGCCCTCCGGATAAACTTCCACCTGCAAGTGTAGGCCCCGATAGATTTTTAGGGAATATGCTGTCAATGTCAATTGCTGCTTTACCTGCATCAATAACACTTCTAAAAATACCCTTTGTTTTAGAAAGCATTGCTTTCCCCTCTCCTTCCATCCCTTCTTTATAGCCTTCCATTGTATATTTTCCCAATTCCTTTAAGGCTTTGGAAGGGGAAGCAATCCGCAAAACACTTTTTGCAGAATCAATGATTCCACCGAAAAAGTCGCTGGCCCACCTTTTTATATTTTCACCTACCGATTTTAGCCCATTCCAGAATCCTTCTAATGCATTTCTGCCGGCATCTTTCAACCGGTCTGGAAGCCCTGAAAATCCTGAAATTATATTGTTTACGGTATCGCTTGCCGCTGTTTTCCCTTTTTGTATTAGGTTATCGCCCCAGGCGACCACTTTGTTATACGCCTGTACAAGCAAATCCCATATTTTCCCTGGAAGCTGTCCGAAAAACTGTAGTACATTTAGGATAAATTGCGGTATTGTTGTGGTTGCAAAAGTATATAACTGCTTTCCCCAATTAGTCACATAGTTCATTGCTGATTTCGCGATATTGCCTATATTCTCCGGCAGTTTACGGAAGAAATTTAAAATTGCCTGTACAAATACATCAACTGTATTTCTGAATCCCGAAAAATTATCATACAGCAACTTAAACGCCCCAGCAAACGGGTTCACTAAAAGCAGTAATAAGGATTGCCAATTATTTTTTACAAAGTTAATGACGGAATTAAATGCCTGTGGAATTTTAACAGTAAAAAAATTAACAATTCCTTCCCAGGCTGACATAAATGCGCTTTTAGCCCCATCCCACAACCCAATCCAGAAATTCCGGAAATCTTCGGATGTATTCCACAGTGTAATAAATCCAGCTACTAATGCCGCTACAGCTGCAACAATCAGCATTATGGGATTAGAAAGCATAGTGGTATTAAGTAGTCCAAATGTGGCCTGGAATGCTTTTATTACCCCTTGCCCGGTCTTAAATGCATTGATAAACGTTGTTACCTTGCTTGCAATAAGCATTGTCCCGACTGCGGCTCCAAGAGCGGCAATTAGAGAAAGAATAGCTGGCAGATTATTTTTCACAAAACTTAACCCATCCTTAATGACAGGGAGGGCTTTTTCTGCCAACGGCTTCAAAAAATCCACTTCTATTGTCCGGCCTATTTCCGCAATTTGTGAACCAATATCTTGATATTTAATGCTATCAATTTCCGCGAGCGTTCCCGCCGTCTTGTCAGCTGCCCCATTGATATCCATTAAGGCGGCTATTCCCTCCGCCCCCAAATCCTCCCACATAGTACCGAATAAGGCAACACCGGCCTGATTCTGTAGTACCTTATTGTCCATATTAATTAGGGCTTGTACCACTTCCTGTGTTGCATCTTTAGCGGCTTGCCCTCCATTGTTCATTATCGTAGCAAGTTCACTGTAATCATATTTAAAATCACTTATTCCATTTTGAGCATTATATAAAGCTGTTTGTGAATTTTCCAGACTGGCTTCTGCAAGCTTCAAATCATCATTAAGCTGTGTCAGAATCGTTTGATCGGTTTCTTTCGCAATTTCTTTTTTTAATTTAGCTATTTCAGTCGTATAGTCTTTTATATCATTATTGGCAGAAGTAATCTGTTCTTCCTGGCTCACAAAGGCAAGTCCGATATAGTGAAGAGCGTCATTTGTGGAATCAGAATTATCCTTAATCCGGATCCCAAATTCTTTCACTGCATCCCCCAATTTATCCACGGAAAATGTTCCTGCTGCCGTACCATTTTCAAGGGAATTAAAAAATTCCTCCGCATTATATCCCAGCTGCTTATAATGGACAGAATACTCATTTATGGAGTCCAGCATATCCCCATTTTTATCTAAACCATTTTGTGCCCCCTGTGCGATTAAGTTAAATGCTTCCTCACCAGTTAATCCAAACTGATCTATTAGCATATTAGCTGCCCGCATTGTCTCGTTTACATCAAAGTCAAAGGTGTCCCTTAGCACAATAGCGCTTTTAGTAAGTTCCTGTATTTTAGTAGGATCGGTTTCTTTACTATTCTGAGCCACTTTCGCCATGGAATCCGCTATATCTTCCATGGAATCCCCGTAATTCCCTTTATACAGATTGTCCATTTGTTCTTTGAACTGGGCCATTTCCTCTGTACTGGCTCCGGTCTGAGCCTGGAAAGAATTATATCCCTGATCAAACTCCGTAAAAAATTTTCCAATGGCTTCACGGGCTGCGTTGATTCCTTCCGCTACTAAATTTGCAAGCGCTCCTTTTAAAACTGTGAATCCGCCCTCTGCATTACCTGCCTCATCCCCCGCTTTTTTTGTTTCACCTGCCAAATCTGCTGCAGCACCTGCAGCACTTTCAAAACTTTGCCGGTTATTGTCAAGCTTTCCTGCAAGGGTTTGTATCTCTCCTGCCAGCTGTTTCGCCTCAGAACTGCTTTCACCTTGCGTTAATACCAAGTCCGAATATGCTTTCTTTAGCCGGGAAAGTTCTTCTTCCTGACTGTTTATGGTCGATTCCAGCTTTTCAAAGGCGCTTACCGCTTTTTGTGCACCTTCCGCAAACTCTCCTACGCCATTTCTTGCTTCATCCAGTTTACTGCTGTACTGACTAAGTTCTGCCTGTGTCTTGTTAATAGCGGCTTTCTGGTTATTTATCTTTATTAGTAGTTCCTGTGCGCCCTGGGAATTTTCACCCTGGCTTTCCGCGACAGCTTCATATTGTTTTTCTAAACTGGATAAAACTGTTTTTTGAGCGGAAAGCGTGCTGTCTAACTGTTTTACTTTTGCGGATAAACCGTCCGCAGACTTCCCCCAATCCTCCATTCCAGAGGACGCGGCCTTAAACTCACTGTTTGCAAGCCTTATCTGCCGTTGTGCTTCTTTTATTTCCGTCTTAAATTCAGAAATATCTACTTTAAATTTAGTTGTTGTTTCCTGCCCTTTCTGCGCCAATATCTATCATCCTCCTTCAGATACTGGCACATGGGCACACATCCTAAATTTTAAGTTCGAACACCATCCTACAGTTTTTTTGTTTGCATTTCAGGAAAATCCCTTTGCATTTTGCGTCCGGACTCCTGAAAACATTCACAAAATGCCCGCAATACGGGCATTTTACTTTTATTTTATCAATCTCTTTTCCCTCCCTCCTAGAACCATGTGTCCCCAGCTGCTACCCGTATTCTTTTATTAGCAGAAGGGGAAGGAAGCTGGTTATTATTTTCACGGTTATTATATTTTGTAACCCTCTTAATAAGCATAAATACTTCATGCGCTTGTGTCTTACGTATTCCGGTTGGTGTATAAGCCGGAAACTGCTTACATAATTGTACCGTCATTTCAAAAAGCAAGTCATTAAGGGGGATGCTTTCTGCCCCCTCATTTAGTTTTTTTGCGGGTTTCCCCCGATGCTTTTCATTTCTACCAGTGAGAATTTAAAAAGCTGTATGAACAGCGGAACCACTTCCCTGATTTTAATATAACGCAACTCTTCCTCTGTGACTTCCGGGAATACGCTCATTAAGATTTCTTTTACCTGTTCCATTCCCCCTGTAACGAACTTAAAACATGCCGTTACCATATCCATATCTTTCGCATCCTCCTGGAATGCATCCAGATCGATCAAATTTACAATGTCTTCCACAGTGCCGAACATAATATCATACTGACCGGCCTTATAGCTTTTTACAACCGTCCGACCCTTCTTATCGTAAATATTAAGTATCAATTCCATCATATTATGCCCCCTGTGCAGTCTTTGCCACCAATGTATCAGGTGTTGTTACCGTTTCAAAAAATGTGGAAACGTCCGCCAAATCTTTGCTTGTATCAACATACATAGCTTTTCTTCTCCCGCCTTTTTTAAATGCGTGCGTAGTAGAAATTCCCGTATAGACAAGTTCCTGTCCGCTCGCGTCTGTGCTGTCATTTTTCGTTGTATGTGAAAAATCCGGTGTTGAAAAAGTTCCTTTATATCTCCACACATATATTTCTGTGCCATCTGTTTTCTGCGTTTTATAACCTAATGCAAAATACTTGCTTTTACGTTCTCCTTCCAGGAATGCGCCTAATTCTTCATCGTAGATCTGCCCGTTTATTTTTGCCAGGACTTCCAAGGGGATCACAGAAGTTGTAGCCGTTACTTCATCGGCTCCTGTTACATCTACTACAATTGCGGGAAGGTTGTCATAATGATGTATTTCAGATGAATAATCGGTTGTTTTGCTCAATTCCGCCACACCGGCTATTTGAAATACCGGGCCTGTTGTATAACCGTCCTCTCCATCAGTATCAGTAAGAACTTCTGCTGCCACTAAGTTTTCAATACCTCTATATTCCACTCTTTCTACAGGTGTTATTGACATATTAATTCCTCCTTAAATTTTCCAAATAAAGCGCGTTCACACCGCGCCCAACATGTGTACTTTCATCACTTGCTACAGAATACCCCTTCCCGCTGATAATAAATCCTTCCGCACGCAGGGCATTTATAGCCTGGGTAAGAGTAGTAAAGACCAGCGCAGGTGACTTTCCGTAAATATTTACATCAAAATCCCATACGATTTCTACTTCCTGGTTATCATAGTGTGCTTGTCCGGAACTTGAATTAAGCCAATATGTAAAAAACATATCCGGATATGGGGTTTCGCCCAAACTCCCCTGAAGCCTGACAGGATAACCAAAAGTAAGCAGCGTATTTATTAACAGTTCTTCCATTACCCCATCCTTTCTGAAATCTCTTTATAAAAAATTTCGGATTGCTTTTCACTTATTTCTTTTTTGGTTCCGGAACCATAGACTGCATTATAAACAGCTTGATCTTTTGCCTTACGCGGGGTGCCATACATTAAGAAAATGGACGGCATACCTCCTGATTTTAAATCAAATCCCACTCCAATTTGCGCTGTGCTTCCTATCCATGTAACCGTACCATCATCGGATATGCTGTTTTCTGTTTTTCCGGTTCTCCGATGTTTTTTCATTGCAGTCTGTGCATTCCTGGCAACAATTTTTTGGCTTTCCAACAATGCATTTTCTGTCGTTTTCTTTATATCCCCGCCGAGTCTGTCCAGATTGGCTATTACTTCATCCCACCCCGAAAATTGCAGTCCCAATTTATTTTTAGCCATTATGTTATGCACCTCCCGCAATTTTCCTTACCTTAAAGACCAAAAATTGATTTCGCATATTTATGTTTTCCGGTGTACCTATAATTTCATAGCGCTTCCCATCTTCTGTTTGGATTGCGCAATCTGCCTTTATATCTGGTCGATACCATGTTTCTATTTTTGCAGTATCTTCTACAGAAAGTAACCCGTTACTATTTGTTTCTGTTCCTCCGAACGTCCGGAAAGAACAGAAACAAAGTGATTTTTTCTTCCCTTCTTCTGTGAATTCACCCGGATCCGGATAATGCTTAACCTTAACCCCTAAATCCATGGTATATGTTGGCGTAAGGAGGTATACAGGAACATTAAAAGGGTATGCAGGTCTATAATCAGCCATTTTTGTTTTCTCCTGATTCTGATTCGCCGGAAGCATAAATTAGTTGGGTTGCCCTTTGGTAAAAGTAGGGGGAAAAGGATGTTCCACCCATGCCAAAATTCCATAAGTCCAATACTCCCCTGGCTACAATACCAGTTACTTTTCCATTGTTTTTTATAACTTTCTCAGACACGCCCGAATCTTGCAGAAAGTCAATCGTTTCTGTTATGTAGCCCTTTATGGTTTCGTCCAATGCCGTACCTGTAATTCCAATCATAGGTTTTATTTTTTCAAGGATATAATCTTCTACCGCTTCCACTTTTCCCCCTCCTTTCTTATTTCTTATCCTGTACTTTATGCTTTACTGTTTTCATTTTTAGCCTTTCTTACCGTTGCCTTTTTCGATGCTGTCTCAGGTTTTTCCTGTTCTATTACTGCATTCGTTGGCGCTGATAAAAGTTCCGGGTTTTCTATCAGCCGGGTGTCGCTACTTTTTTTTTAAGAAGATAACAACCGGACGGATCCAGGATTTTACCATCCACAATTGTCAGGCCCTTGTTAATCCATTCGTTCGTGTCATCGTCAAAGTAGCGTTTTACTCCAAACTGCAAATTGGTGTTAATTGCATAATCCCCAGGCACCCAAAAAATACCGATAACGTCACCTGCTGCCGCCGTCCCGAAATCCGGAATGATATCAGGCTCGACCAAATTTGTCTCTCTTCCGAAAAAGCTTCCGGCAACATTACCTACAGATAAGTCTGTAGCGTCCTTGAAAAGCGGACGGTCATTTTTATCTTTCATTGTTCCGAGATAGCTTTCTACCGTAGAAGAGGGGAATAAGAATTCGCCTTTCCCCCGCTTTGAAAGAGGAACAATAGCAAACAGCTTCTTTTTCCAGGCTGTCCAATCCGAAAATTCTTCTTCTGTAAACTCAACTACTTTGGTAACACGCGTATCTTTAGTAATACCAAGCGGCTGCCCTTCTCCATTCCCGGAAATAATAGCCTTATCCATAGCCTCGATATAAGCCTCTACCATAATTCTGGTAATTTCCGCTTCAAATAAAGGAAGGGAAACCACCTGCGCCAGCAAGGTTTCCGCGACGCGGATTTCCCCAATGTTATAGGAAAAGATAACAAAATCTTTAATTTCCCCGCCTTTCTGCTTATCAGAAACCTCGGCTTCAGAAATCCATTTAAAGTTAGCCTTTAATTTGCTAATCGGAAATTTAACGCCGCCCTGCACATTAAGTTTGCGGACTTTAGCGTAAATATTGCCGTAAACCTTGCTTACGTCTTTTATAAATTCCTGCATGATGGTTTCTGGAACAATTGCCCCGATATCTGCTGTAACGGTTGTTCCGGCATCGCCGCCCGCGCGGGTAATTACATCGCGCGGAATGGGTGTCCCTCTCTGCACCAGCTGCATAAACGCTTTACGGTATTCCATGGATGAATATGGGGCTTCTGCCCTCTGCTCTCCGGTCTGTTCGTTTGTGCCGTTACCGACGTTATATGCTGCCATAGGGTTTCCGCCACGTGTCACCACCTGCGTTCCGGGTGTCTGAACCGGATTTGTACTTCTAGCCTGTCCCTCTCCATTTTCTCCTTCTCCCTCGGAATCTGCCGGAAGGGTGTCCAGTTCTTCTTCCACTTCTACGATATCTTCATTAATGTCCGATACCTGCACCTGAATATTACGCAATTCTTCCACAGTTATGTCCGTGGCCTGGGAACGTTCGACCAGCTTATTCCTCTTTGCCTGTAACCTGGCAAGCCTTTTCTCTAAAATTTTCTTTCTTCCCATTAATTAATTCCTCCTAAAATCTTAATCTGCAATTTTCTTTTTTCTATTTCTGCGGCGGTGTCCACTGCCGATGCACTTTGCCGTCTTGCAGTCTCCACCGCAGACCGGGCACTATCCAGCGCCTCCTTACTCCGTGCGTTTATTTCAGTGCTTTCATACGCCGGAAACGTACAGGCACTTACTTCCACCACTGTACTAATTTTAAAAACTCTTCTGTGAGGATGATCGCTGTCCAGTCCTTCCCACTTTTCCTCCTGAATCCCAAACATAAAGGACATTCCAGTAATATCCCCACGCTGCACAGCAGAATATAAACTGCGTGCATCTGCATTGTTTTCCGTGTCCAGATTAACCCGTATTACCAGGCCATCATAATCTACAAGTAATTGCATGGTACTATTAGCCGTATTCCTCCGGCTACGTGCCAGGGGAATTTTACTGGTATCGTGATTAACCAAAAAACGAACGTCTTGTAAGTCGGCCCCATCCAGGGCACCCCGTTCTATGGTTTCGTCGAACCATCCCAAATCTGTTTTTTGTCCGTAAACAATGGGACGGCCTACAATAATAGATCCGCCAGAATCATTCGTCTCTGCCCGTACTTCAAAGTTATAATTTCTACGTTCCAATTCTTTCACCGTTGCCGCCGTCTGCGCCTGTACTGTTTCCTTCCCCTGCTCCTTTATCGCTGCTGCCACTTTCTCCACCTCCACTATTCTTTTGCTGGCCTACTTGATAGGTATCTGCAATATCTGCATTTACATAATTCAAAGACTGCATACGCACGCCCACAAGATCCGCACATGGCGGCAATCCAAACGCGCGGCGTTTTTCATTTTCGAACAAGCTTCCCGAATCCCCCAATAGACGAACCATTTCCAATACTTGTGTCACTGTCATAAATACAAGGTCTTTCGGGTAAAATTTTACTTGATTTCCGAATGATTTCTGCCTGTCGGTAAAAAGCACCCGGCTAAATTCGTCAGACATTGAAATTATGATCGGCTCCAATGCCTTCTGGTAAAAGCTTGCATATTCTTCCGGTGTATATTTTCCAGTCAAAATAGGAATTGACACACCCCAATTCCGGAGGATTTTTTCATCAATGAATTTAAGTGTATCGGCATCAATTAACTTAATTTCCTTTTTTATAGGTACAAAATCGGCTTTCATATCCAGCGGAAGCAATCCAGATTCGGAAGTCGCAAGTTTTTGTTCAAATTCTTTTATTGCTGCATCTGTTTTGCCATTGTCTAACATAGTGTTAATTTTAACCACACCATTAATTGCAAAACTGGATCGCATGGCAGCATCCACGCCACGCATCATATTTTCATTAATTTGCAGTATTTTAAGCAACGCTTTATTGTTTGGCTGCCCGGTTTCATCCCCGCCCATAAAATCATTTTTAGAAAAATGGTATTTAAGGTGTATTACATCCGAATAAGGAAGGACTGTTTCATAGTTATTTGCGAACCGCATACGTATGTACATTGTTCCGCCGCTATCCTCTTCAAATTGTACGAATGTAGGCTGTACAGGATATATTTCCTTATAATTTCTCTGTTCGTTTCCATTCTTGTCGTACCATACATCATAAACAGGAATCGCAAAAGAATTATAATTCCATAAGAGGGGCCATATCATTTTTTCTATAAAATCACTTTTCGTCATAAAACGGTTTGGATGATTCAGCATCCGGTTTACGCTGCTATTTACCGGCTCAAAATCTTCCCCGGCTTCCCTCTCATGGACAGGCCGCAATTTTTTCATTTCTGAGACAATGCAGAACATAGCCTGTTGCACTACGTCGGACGCGTATACATCATCGCCGAACTGTGAAAAGATAGGAGTATATCCGTTTAGCATTCTTGCAAATACGGTATTTTTGCTTACTTTTCTTAATAATCTATCTATCCAGCCCATGGTTATTCCCTCTCTATCATCTTTAAAAATTCACTCCTTGACCGGCGAAATGTTTCATACAAAATAACCAGGGTTACGGCTCCATCAATACGTTTTGCCGTCTGCATTTTTACAACCATGCCTTGCCCCACACCGTCTACTTCAATCCCTGCATTCTCTAAACACCAATAATCAACGGGATTTTCATTGTAATTTATCATTTGCTTTTTAAAATCAGCTTCACACAGACGCATTGCATTATTCAACGTTTGTCTATTCTGCATAATTAACATTAACTCTTCATTTGCTCGCTGCCATCCATAATATTCCATTTGATTCAGCCAGTCTTTGGAAAACTTTTGGTCATACCCGCAGCGGAAAAGCTTAATTTCATATTCCGTATAAAGGGAATAAAACCAGTCCGCAACCAGTGCCAGATCAACGTCGTTTCCATCACAAATTGTTATATAGTTCTGTCTGGCCCATTCTTTATAATCTGCACCAGCTTCTTTATCATCCGAATTGCTAAGTTTGCTTTCCGGTATAAAATAATGGGAATGAATGTATTTCGTCCTGTCCCCTGGCTTCATCATTAATATTTTTGCATTAACAAGGTCAGTTGTTTGTGCCAGATCGACCGCTCCCAAACAGACATTTCCCCGGAAATCTTCCAGATCATATACTGCTTCATAGTCATAATCTTCTTTATTCAGCCAAGCTTCTGATCCACTTTGCTTTATGTTAAAATCTTTGCTCAACACAAAAATCCGGTCTGCTTTGCTCTGCCGTGCAAGGTCTGTTTGCTCTTCCATATACTCCCACTTTTTTACTATCCCTAAAGTGGGATTGCTTTTCATCCATAGCCGGTTTTCCCGGTTGCCTGTCCAAACCTCCCGTTCACTGTCCTGGGTATAAAGCCAGGGAAGCAACCGTTCCGATGCAAGGTCTGTAGCTTCTCCGGAGATAACCTTTCGGCATTTCCTTAATTCATCGTCCAAATAACCGTCCTGAACAAATCCTTCTGTCGTGATATTGATAAATTTAGGATTGTCCTTTAATGACTGGCTCTGCTCGATAGATTTTCCTATTATGTTTTCTTTCATTTCATGGGTTTCATCCACTATTGCAAAGTCTATGTTCCTGCCTTCTTTGTTTTTGGTTCGGTCGGACATTTTAAATATTTTGGTGTTGGTATTCTTATTCAGGATAAACCTGTTGTTTCGCTTGCTGTCCAAATCATCCGGATCTACCAGGGAACGCATCAGGTCAATAGCATCATAGACAATGCTGGATTGCGATTCATCGTTGCTACTACAGCATATATCTGCGCCCTCATTGCCGCATATAAATTCGGACAGGGCCAGGCCCGATGAAGTCTCAGATTTTGTATTCTTCCGTGCAATCAACAGTACCAGTTTTTTAAAACGGTCGAATCCGGTGCTTGACATTTTGAATCCGTAAAAGGCTTCTATGAATGCTTTCTGCCATAACATTAATACCATGGGTTTTCCGTAAAATGGGGACTTTGTAAGCTTTACACAGTTTTCCATGAAATCCATACGCAAAAGCGGTTCCGTTGTATCATAATAATACCGTTCGTTATGGAAGGCTTCCCGCAGGTTTTCCAGTTCCTGCCACAATTCCTGGCCTATTATGATTTCCCCTGAAGCTGCCCGTTCCCTATATTCTAATAAGAATGAATTGTCAGGAGTCCATATTTTACGTTCTTGAATTAACATAAGTTATCCCATCCGCTTTTTAGCCCATTCCCGCAGGGGACTATCTGCGTCATTTAAATCATTTTGACCGGATAGCGATACCAGGGAACGCAGACAAGAATTATACTGTCCTGATAACTGTGTGTATAATCTGGCTGCCGGTGTACTTTTCTGTTTGGTCGGATCGTTTGGATGTAACTTTATAAATGGCAACTTTTGCAATTCTTCCATTTTGTTTTCAAGGAAAAGTGCTTCATCAATTAGTTTTGTTATAGCGGGCATATTCTTACTGCCTTCAAAAAGCTTAATTAATTCTTCTTTTCTATCCATGCATAAAGCACCTTCCCCCATTTTTTTCCATTTTCCAAACTGAAAAAGTCATTTTTTCCATTTCTGTGAAAGAAAACATCCCTCCAACAGTTACCTTTGGCCTTCCGGATTTAAAAAGGTGGGGGGACTATACTTTTCCCACCAGTCAGTAATATATTTTTCCCACTCCGAAAATTTCCGCCCATCCTGGCACTCTTTTAAACGCAATAGGCATTCTTCTTTCGGTGTATCTATAAATACTTCCTGCGCACCAAGCCTTTTAATCAGTCGTTCCCTTTCTGATATCAATGGATACCCGCCTATAACATAGGCATTCTTCCAACGTCCGAATCTATATTCTATTTGCCTCAGCAGTTCATCACGGACAGCAAATACATTGTCCTTTAACAACGGCGGTTTGTTGTACTTATCCAGGCCAGATATACAAGCCCATATGCTGTCCATATCCACCAATATATCCCCACTGCTGCATACTTCCCTTACCCATGTACTCTTGCCAGATAATGGGGAACCATATACCACATACACCTGCTTGTACACATGCCCCAACTTATTATGTATGCGGTTGTGGCACCTGTGGTGTACCAGCATTATATTGTCAGGGTTTAGGCTTACATATACGTCATTTACATTAAGGTCAGTAAGTGGTGTCTTATGATGGGCGATACAATCATATTTGTTTATGATAGGCTGCCCGCATTCCTCACAAATATTTTGTCCGTAATCATTCAGCCTATCGTATATAACAGTATTCCTAAATAATATCCACTCTTTACCCTGGTAGAAGTTATCCAGTGTATATCTCATTGTTACTCCTTACCATTAAATTTGTTTGTCCATTTAGAAAGAAGGGAATTTGCATTGCTGTTCTGTGCCTTAAGCTGCTGTACCTCAGCACTCAGTTCCTGCACAGCTTTAATGAGTGGCCCGATTAATTCTTCATATCCTATTGACAACACATCTTTTCCGCCATTTACCTTGTGGTCTTGATACCCTGCAAAATCTACTCCCATAGAGTCCATAGCGGCCTTAACTTCTTGTGCTATTAACCCTTGATGATACCGCGTCCGGCTTCTTGACCCGTCTTTTTCATGTTCCACATAACACTGGTTTTCTTGATCCCATTCCCGATAATCTTCGCGTAAGTCCCACCGGAATTCTCTCGCCCGCAGAGCATTAATAAAATCCAATCCTAAAGAACTGTCACGGATATCTGTCTTGTCCCGTTCGTCTGAACGTAATTGTAAAGCAGCATACGCATAAGGCGTTGTACCACTCTCACCTAATTGTATTTGCTTCTCTCCTGTCACTGTTGTTCTGGCACCTAATCCAACACAATTTCCAAACTCGCAATTTTGTAAAGCAAAATGTCCAATACCAACGGAATACATTCCTTTAGCGCCGTCTAAGGCAAATGACCCAATTGCTATAGCCCCTGCACTATTATCTCGATTATTTAAAGAATTAAAGCCAATTGCAACACAATCTCTTACATCTGTAGCTGAATATAAAGCGCCATCTCCAATTGCAACATTATTGTCACCTGTTATCAAATTATATAAAGCATTACGACCTGCTGCTGTATTATAGCCACCATTAGTAAGATGAATTAGTGTTTGACTTCCGATTGCAACATTACACGATTTTGTGCAAGCTTTTAAAGCCCCATTCCCCACTGCGGTATTATCATATCCATTTACACTAGCACTTAACGATTCATTTCCTATAGCGGTATTTCTCATTCCGATTGTGTTATTAGTGGCTGCATTATACCCGAAGGCACTATTTCCAGTTGCTGTATTATTTCGCAGAGTACCATAACCAACACTTGTATTGTTATTCCCTGTAAGATTGTTTTGTAATGAGTTATTACCTACCGCTGTATTGCACTGGCAGACTGTGGCTTTATTTAATGCGTACGCACCTATAATTGTATTCCAACCACCAGTTTCTAAAAGTGGCGCTGCATTTATTCCAACTACGACGTTTTGCTGTGAAGTTGTCGCATTCAATAAAGCATTAACCCCCACACCAGTATTACTACCTCCGGACGTTATCTTATTTAATGCGTAATCGCCGACTGCTGTATTACTTGATCCAGATGTAGAATCATGTAATGCATTTCTTCCTATTGCAGTATTGAATTTACCTGTGTTTAATGTTCTATCATCGTTGTTACCACGTAAAGCATTTGACCCAAAAGCACTATTATATGAACCTATTTGATTTCTTCCTGCGCCATTACCTAAATACGTAGAAAAGCTTACATCTGGTGCTAAAATTGTATTTGCACCAACTACCGTATTATAAGCTGCATCCCCTGTAGCTTGAGAATAACTTCCTATAATAAAATTACTATTTTCATCTGGTAAAATACTGCCTCCACCGCTGCCACTCCCAGCAAGCATATTCAGCACACTTACCCCGTAAGCTGTCTGCGCATAGTCAATGGTCAATTTCGGTTTAATAAATCCACTCGTTATCGGTTCAAACACAGGTGTTGCTAATTCATAATAAACAGTCATAGGTGAATCTGCCAGATAAGCCGTCCACAATGTCACATCTGAGGTATTATAAGCAGGATCATAAAGAACTAATTTACTATCTGAGGAAGTACTTATTCCTTTTACTAAAGCTTTTGTCTCATTTGCTGTTATAGTAATATATTCTTTATCGTTTGCTATGTTGGATATAGTATCGTTATTTTCAAGTGGCTTAAATACTATGACAGAATTTGCAGATAAACGGTATTTATCTGTCTCAGATGAAGATAATGTTCTCCAACCTTCATCTGAAGAACCATCAAATACTTCTTTTCCCACTTTACGCAGTATACCAAACTGTCCATCCTGAACAGTAAAACAGTCAGATACTGCACCGGCAGTATTTAGTGCACCATGATATTTTACGGTTGTCTCATCCGTAACGCTTACCACATTTTCCCCATTAAAAGAGGAAAACATATTAAACGCTTTCTGCACATCATCCGGTAATTGCTCCCATACAGGTGTCTTAAGTTCATAAATCACTTCCATAGGATTATTTGCAAGAAAATCTGTCCATAATGTAATATCGTCTGTGTTATATTTGTTAGAATAGCAATGAATAGTACCAGAAGAAGATATTGCTTGAATTGATATACCTTCTTGATTTAAGTAAACGTTATTTGCTGTATTTACAATAAATCTATTGCATAATAAATTTCCCTGTATGGAATTATAAGCTGGCTGTTTTATAACATCCTTTAAAATACTTGTTGCCATACGTTTATTATTAGTATTTGTATCACTTATACTCCATCTTTCATCTTCTGAACCGTCAAATATTATCCTGTCAAAGTACCTCTGTATTCCCCATTTTCCCGATTCACTTTTCGTAATCTCTTCTGTTATTCCATTAATGCTATACAACGGACGGCTCAGAGGAATAGACAAAGTATTTTTTCTTTCTCCCTGGGTACAAACCACATCAACTTTCCCGCTGTCACCTACTGCATAAATTGGCTGCGGATAGTAAATGTTTGGTGACAGTTTCATGCCGGTATATGGTTCCCATTGTTTAGGCTCAGTGCCTTCTACCATCATGAAGTCAGTAACTTTTATATAGTCACCTATTTCCGTAGGCGTAGTACTATTCTGAATTACAAAAGATACGCATAAAAGGGTTGCGTTTTCTGGTGCTACTAGGGTTTTTGTTACTGCAAATTTTCCACTCCATCCAACAGAACATATGGTTTCATATAAAAGTGCCGTACCGGAAGCATTCGCCCAAAAAAATTGTACGATTCCTGCTTTTTTCATTTCACTTGTCCCACTGATTGTAAATATTTTCCCATTTGCATAATCAGCGGAACATATTCCAAAATTTACCGATTGATACGTAGCTGCCGCATTTGCTTCTGAATAAAAAACATTATCCTTTACAGAATAATCACATGTACTAGATTTTTTTATAAAATTGTCCGGATTAAAAAATTGTGCACCACTATACTTTTCTTGTACTGTGGCTCCTTCCAGTTGGACAGGAATATTCGATTTTAAGCCGGTAAAAGTAATAGATTCACCTGAATCCCGAATAATTGCGGAAGCTTCCAATGAAGGTGTTATATCCATCAAAGACTTGTTTTCTTTTATTCCATATATTCTTTCGCTCAATTCTTACCTCCTACCAGTCATTTTCCGCTTTATGTTCCATTATTTTTAGTTCTCTTTTTCTAATTTCCAACATTTGTGGATCATTCGCCCAATTATCTTTATCATAATTTTTCAGGGCCAGATTCAACGCTGCTACATCTGGCGGCATCTGTTTTTTCATTACTTCTGTCTTTACCATACGGCTTTCTTCAATTTCACTTTTGGAAAGCCCTGCATCTAACAGTTTTTCATAAATTTCAGAAGGCCATTTTACCTTTTCCGTAACCGTTTTAGTTTCTATGTATGAATACCCTTTTGCCCTTTTTATAAGCGCGCTCCGCAACTCATAAACTAAAATGGTTTTTCCCTTTTTAATGGCTTCCAATAATTCCGGGTATGTTTTTTTATACTCAGAAAATGTACTTTGGCTTACCCCCAGGCGGGCCGCAATCTGCTTTTCGGTCATGCTTCGCGACCATTCAGTAATTTGGGTAAGATATGGTTTTATGAATTCTTCATATTTATTTTTTCTTCCTGCCATATCTCCCCCACATACTTATGTAATAGCATCCAGACCGGCTTTCCAGGTCTGTTTCCCAACAATGCCGTCCTGGATTAATCCTGCTGCCGCCTGGAAGCTTTCCGTTGCCAAAAGTGTTTTTTTACCAAAAATACCGTCCGGTGTAACCCCGACAATAACCTGCCATATTTTCACGGCCTTACCAATGCTTCCATTTTTTATTGTAGGCATATTGTAACCCTCCATATTCTCAGTGCCGCCCACCGATGCAATAGCCTTAATATCATATTTTTCCAGTCCTAAAAACTCGATCCGCTTTATCAGATTGGAAGTATAGGACAAGCTTGTTGCCCATCCATCTTTCCGGATAAGTTCACAGGCTTTCTTATAATCCGTTACATTCCGTAAATTTTGGTATCTCTTATACTGTAAGAAATGGAAATAACCATCAATTCCGGATTCTAAGGAATCATATTTGCGAAATCTGGCTGTAACCTGATAATAGGTACCATCTGGACGCTGTTCCATGGTTTTATACTCTTTATAATCTGTTCCGCAACTTTCTGACCATTTCATACCATGGTAATTATGGCAGTCTGTAGCAAGGCCAGACAGGACAAGCTTCCCCTGCCGGTAATCGGCTTTATTGCTTTCCACCAGTGCTTGTGCTATGCACAAAGAAGGAAGAATCCTGGAAGAGTTATACACTTCTACCGCATGGTTTCCCACACTCTCAATAAAATCATTTAATGTCATTTTCCAAATCCTCCAATCTGTGGTTTATTACCTTAATCTGTTCTTCCACCACCGGCATTCGTTCGGCAAAGTTATTATGCTTGTCCACTTTCTTTTCCAGGGCCTGAATCCGCCATTTAACAACAGACATCCCCGAAAAGCTGCCTACAAATGTACCTATAAGGCTGCAAACAGCCACTATAACCGTAGGTTCCATGTTATTCATAGCGCCGCCTCTTATTTACTGGTCATTTGCTTATATGCCTGATCTGCCCCTGTCGCTGCAAGGCCGGAAGCAATACCAACAGCTGCCGCGTTTATCACATCATTTGCCGGGAAATCAGGAATAATGAAAAGACCAGCAATTCCCAATCCGCAACCAACGATCCCCATAGTTACCGGAATCCATTCATCTTCAAATTTTTTCGCCGCTTTACAGCCTCTTCCCACCAGATAACAAATTACGGTAATGCCTATTACTGTTCCAATAGTAGTAAAATCCATAAATATACCCTCCATTAATCTTTTTTGTTTTATGATATCCTAAATATAACATGTATAACAGATACATCATGTGACATAGTTTGTTACACACAAAAAAGACAGGCCCTTTTACAAGCCTGTCCTCTATCTATCATCTATTTATTTGAGTCCTTTACATGTTCGCAGATATCTTCAATGTCGCAATCTAAAATATTACACAATCTATCTAATATATAAGTTTTTACAATCTCATTATGCCTTAATCTCGTAAGCTGAGACTCACTTATATGGTAATCCTTTATCAATTTATATTGGGATAAACCTTTTTCTTTTTTTTTATCCATAGTTTATCGTACACAATCATACGCATACTTCCTTTTGTTTCTTGCTTTTTATCTATTATTGCATTAAACTTGAGATAATATTATTGGCTATTTATAGCCATTACACTATGAGGTATGTATATGTTAGATATGTTATTAGATACTGTATTTTCTGAACTTTTTGACGATTATATGAAGAAAGATGCTTTATACAAAAAGCTGTCTGAAAAAGCTGCCTTTTCTTCCTGCATCTGCCATGAAATGCTATCGGAAGAATACTATAAGTATATAATAGATATTGAAAATTCAAATTGTTTTTTTACTTCGCATTGTACCAGTGAATCCTTGAAATATGGTTTCATGGCTTACGTACAGTATTATAAAAATGGGGTTTTCCCTGATATGCTAAAAGATGGTTATGAAAAGAGTGATAACAGTTATATGGATAATGAGTGCAAAGCCCTGGAAGCAGATTATAAAAAAAGTATTGAATCCGGTATTCTTAATATTCCTTATTTAAACCACTCTTATCTATATCATTTAGTGAATGATTTTAATGTTTTAAGGCAACACTGCACATATTTAGCATGTAAATATGGATTTTATTCCTGTTATCAAATTTTTAGGGATTTACATGTTTTATAACAATAAAAAACCGGGATATTCACCCGGTTTTATTGTTGCTTCCTATATGTTTTTAAAATCTTCATAAAATACCTGCAGCACTTTTATAAAAATAATTCTATAATTGTATCATCTGAAAACAGGCGTACTTTTAAAGAATCTATCAATTCTTTTTTTCGGCGCGAGACGGTTGTTACGGTAACGTCAAAAAATTCTGCAACAGCTTCCCGTGTTGCTCCTTCAAAAAATATCATAGGAATCATTTCGTAATACTCATTTCCCTTGATATCGTAAAGCGCATCATTAATTTTTTTCACAAGTGTTTTTGTATAGGGCTGTTCCGACTTTTTCAATTCCATATAGTTGTAAAGCAACTCTTCCGTTTTTTCGGCGGCAGACTTATTATTTTCTTTCAACATGCCTGTCATTTTTAACTTTAGTATTGTTATATTAACTGTATCATTTATGATTTTTTGGACTTCCTGTTCATCCATTTTACCCTGCCCTCCTTTCTGGCCCTGCTGCCGTTTGGATGCTTTACTGTTCCGAAGCGGATCCCTTTTTTTCTCCCGGTATTACTCCCGGATAATCTATAAGGGAGTATTGCCCCATTATATCATTCTTTGTTTCAAATCTTTTGTGCCTCTCTATACGTTCGCAGGAAGCTTTATAATAGCCTTCTGACAATTCAAACCCTACATACCTATACCCTTTATAATTGCACGCTATAAGGCTGCTTGCGCTCCCTACATGGGTATCTAATATCTTATACCCTTCTTCTGCATACCGATCCAGTAAGTACATATATAATTCTATCGGTTTTTGTGTCGGATGAATCTTTTTATCATCGTTCGGGCCGCCAGTTGTGGAATACCTGAAAAGTGCCGCAGGGCGATCATAGCTTGTCCAGGCGATTTCGACCTGGCTAAAGTTTTCCCAGGGCTGCATTTTATCCCAAACAATAATCCCCCGTGTGGGAGGAAGAGGGAAATAATTCCCTCCCCATATAATCTGGTTCTTTGATACCCGGAATAACTCTTTAAAATATTCCGGGCCGGGCCTTGTATAGTCCCATTCACAGTCCATCGTCTGCAACACGCTATTCTTTAATTTACCGCCTCCTGAATTAAGGCGGCCTTTCCGCAGTTTCCGGGCTGTACTCATAGCAGGATATCCATTCTCAGTCCGCTTTACGTTTGTCCCCATATTCATTTTGGCTGCATTAAGGCCATATGGAGGATCTACAATTGCCAAGTCAAAAAACTTATCCGGGAACTGCTTCATACCTACAATATTGTCCATATTATAATATCCAAAATCCAACATAGGCATTTACCATCTTTTCCAGTACTTACAATTTTCCCTATTTTCAATTGCATTTACTATTTTACGTGATTTAAAGCAAAATGTTTTTATGTACCAAGACTTTCTTTTATTGCTATCTCCATACAGGCAGTTTTTACAGGTCTTAAGCATCCTATTTTCTCCTTTGCCCGACTGGCTTTAAACTTTCCACTTCACTGTAAATTACCCGGCAGGTAGTATCAATAATTTTTTCATCTGGCTCCGTCGCTCCACAACCTCCACATGAATTTATAGCTTCCAGCACATCCGTTCTGTAAAGAAGTTCTTCCGACCCGTAATCATCTTTTTTTAATCTCTTTTTAAGTACAATCTGGCATCCACATTCCGGACAGTCCATTGCATCGTACCTTTCCGGTTCTGCTGGTTCTCCGTTCATTGCGGCTGCAATTCCTCCGCTAATAACTCTATCCTTTACGACATATTCTGTTTTCGGATAAAATGTTTTTCCGCATACCGTGCAGGTTATTTTTTTAATATTACGATTTTCTTCCGGAATGAATGCTCCCCTTTTTCTCCATTGTCTATCTCTAATCATTTTCTTTTCCTCTCTTTTAGTAATTTTCTGGCGGTTCCGCATTATAAACATAAGCCTTACATTTTTTACACTTTTCTGCTATTTCATCCGGGAATTCATTTCTTATCCCATAGCAAAACTTCCTCTTATCCTCTATTCCATATTCATGAACTGAAATCATAGCTTTCTTGCAGTCTACATCAAGCGGCTTTCCTCTGAGTGCTGCGCGTCCTCTTAAATTTTTCATTTCCTACCTCAACTATTATTTATGGAACAAAAATTTTGCTTTTCCATCCGCATTTCCTACATTCATAGTACCAACATTGTTTATCGTGTTGTGCATTACTATATAGCATAGCCAAAAGTTTATTTGTCAGATGATAAATGCGCTTTCCCTCAAAATCAAAAACAATTTGTTTTTGCGATTTTAAATCAGTTTCTATAATCAATGGATATTGATTCTTAACAGAAATTTTCATGCTGCTGCATAAAGGGCAACAATTCCCTTCTCCATATTCATCAATCGCTTTTTTACTATTCATCTTTTATACCCCCTGTTTTACTTACCAATTCTGCAAATATTCGCAATCTCATATAATTTTTCAGTAAATGTTTCTATACAGATAATATAATTATACAATTCTTCTATTGGTAAATAATTATCAGAATTTTACATATACATAACTGCTTATTTTGGCATATACCATTCTGTTGGTATGTTGGCAATGCATCCGCATTTTGGACGCATATCGTCAAATATGCAACCGTGTGAACAGGTATCATATTTTGCAAAACTATTACAGTACCACACCAAGTATTTATAACACCAGTGTGCAATTATATTTTTCATAATTCCCTTTCAAGTTTCTTCCTCAAAGAATCATTTACCATCGCATCCTGAAATACCATACATTATATTTCTAAGCATAGACAAACGCATAAGTGCGTTATGTGCTTGCCGTCTTTTTTCTGCAAAATATTCCGGATACATTATTTCATTCATCCACCGCCACAGCCTGTAAAAATCAGTACGACGGTGAACGATATAGAAAAGCTTATAAAATGCCATCATCTATCAAAACCTCACTTAAGCTGCCGTCTAATCGATTCTGACAACTCCGTTTCTTTACCACAAAGGTTTTCTATTTCTTCCGCCGCCTGTTCCAGCAATTTTCTAAAAACCTGCGGTTCCGGTTCCCGACAGTTAATACTAAGAGACGTACAATTAAGTACCCGGCGGACTTTATTGGTCACTTCATCCTCAATTACATAGCGAGAAATTTTATCTACCTTCCCATTTACGATACCTGTGACATTACTTTCGTTAATAACCTGCCTTACCGCTTTTTCAATCTTTTCATCGAGAACCTCATTCACCATACCTTTTAAAGATTCTCTGTTAACTCCATTGTCAGCCAGCATCTGACTTAAAATTTTTCTAAGTTCTATCTGTTCTACTGTCATAGTTCTCCTTCCCAGCACCTGCCGTTAAAGACTCAATTAACAATAATCACCCACCACATAGGGATTAACAGAAGCAAATAGCTATCCTGTTTCATCCGATCGCAAAATATGAAATCTGCTACTGTTATTACAGCTAATGCAATGTACTTCATTGAAATTACCTTCCTAAAAAATCATTTAGCTGAACATACTCATACTTCTTGAAGAAATGCTCCTTATCGTTCGGCGTTACATGAAAAACCCAGCAAGGGCAACTACACCTATGCTCTGAATATTCCAGCCACCAGCCCACGCAAGGCTCCCCATCTTCATTCACACCCGCTCTATGACGAACATATCCATTCCCGATTGCAAGAAATACATTTCTGTCATTCTTATGGCGTTGATATGCTAATTCTGTTTTAGCTATTTCTATAGCCTGCTCTTTGCTATACCGTTCTTTGCTTACCGCAAGATTATCATATCCTCCAAAGAAAGTATTATAGTCAAATTTACTCATTCAGTACCTCCGTAAAAAGTTCAATTCTCTTCACAATTTCCCGATTCTCCAAGATAAATAATTTCCTTTTTACACTCTCCGTTTTCTCCGCGGTCAGGGCAATCTTCTGCACCACAAACTACTATTGTTTTCTCCATGTATATCTTCCTTTCCTCCTTAAAGACTCATTTAATGCGTATATGAACTGAAATTTTCTATCGACATATCAATTTTTTCACCGTTTTCGTTCTGAACTGTAATTGTGTCATAACAATTAGTATCCAGAATGGCATACAGATGATTTTTAATAAATCCATACTCTTCGGCAGATGCCTTCGCATATACATAGTCTCCAAGCTCTACTATATCCTCTTCATTTTTATCCGGCTCGTTAAAGCGATTTAATAATACTGACTTAGAATGACCAAGTTTGCGCCCACAAATAGGACAATAGCTTATTGGTATATATACCGTTGCTATACCATCCACACCTATCAGTTTTGGGAAAAACTGGTCGGATGTTATAATCAATTTCGGTTTTGTGGTCTGATAATCATGTATTGCCACCTTCAGATTTAAATCCTTTGAGACGTTGCCAGTCACCCCCTCAATTTCAGGCTGATTCCATCCAGCAAAATCCTCTATACGTTCGCAAAACTTACACATTACTTCTGCCTCCTTCTTACTCTATTAAAGTTCAACTTATCCCTCTATTGACTCATTAATATTGTTAATTGCATCTTCCAACGCTTGTGTGGCTTCTTCTAAGCAGTAACATGCATTTTCTGCAATTTCATATCTTTCGCACGATAAAAGATTATCAGGAAAGTTGTCTCTATATTCCTCCTCTTCCTCTCTCAAATTTTCTAATTCATTCACGGCTTCCTGGATTTTTATAACAACCTCTTCCAGTGCTTTCCTTCTTCTCTTATTCATATAGAGTCACCTGTCCTTAATCGCTATACATCATATTCCGTTACATTTATTCCCAATATGCAATAGCCTTCCTGTAATCCAGTATAATCTTCCAGCAAATAAATTATATCCGCTACGATTATTCGGCCTGTTTCTTCCCCGTCAATACATTCATGTTCACGGAGGATTTCACCTACTCTATAATCCCGGTCATTTTTACGTAATTCAAAGGGTTTTCTGCCGCTTATAACATCGTCATAATGCATGGCTGCGAGTTTAACATCATGTATTTTCGGGCCTTCCTCGTTATCAGAAGGAATTCTCTGCATCTTTTCTGCGTCGGCCCTTTCCCGTAAACGTGCTGCCGTTTCTCTGTCTATTCTATCCTGTTCCTCATTATAAAGCTGTTCTTCTGTTTTTTCTGATTCCGCTTTATTTACATATACGTTACAGTTTTTTACGGTATCAGATTTTTCATTGCAGGAAGAATAGCTTTTACAGGAATAGCACAAAGATATTACTTTCTCCGGCTGCGGATCCATGTAATCATCCGCTTTATCTGGCGGATTCATTCCATTAAATCCTGCTTCCGGTATGTCCCCCGATTCCTCCTTTACTTCTGCTGCCCCTTCACCAGCTTCCATTCCGGTGTCAGATTCTGACACCGGACTTTTATCCTGCTGCCGGGACTGTTTTTCTTCTGTCTCCTGCCCGGAATTCTCCTTTTCTTCCTGCCTTTTCTCTTCCTTTATTTCTGTTACTTCTTTCAGCTTTATACTTTCATGGCTTTCCTGAATTTTACGCTGTTCTTCTGGGGGAAGGGTGCAAAGTTCATAGGCAGCAGTAAACCCGATTTTTCCTTGCCTGAAATCTTCAAGCAGTTCCGGGATAAGCCGTGTTCCAATGCTATCGTATTGCTGCACTTTTGTTTCGCTTTTCTTCATAATCTTTGCAATAATACTTCTGATTTTTCCGTGTTTTAAATCATACCCGCAGACACTTTTACCCGCTTCTTTTGCCCCTTGCAAGGCCGCTTTAAGGTGGATTTCCTCCTGCATACACTCCCATTCCGTCTTGTCCCTGTACGCATTCGCAATAATTAATTCGACATTTTCTTCCCATTCATTTTTCATAGTGGTTATTTTACTTGTGGCAAATTCAAATTCTTTATAGCCCATAGATACCAGTAATTTCAGGGCTTGCCACCTTCTTTCCCCGGCAATTATTTCATACTCTCCTTCACTGCATGGGGAATACTTTATTTCCAGATTCTGTTTTAGGCCATGATGCTTTATATCTTCTGCTAATTCCTCTATTTGATTGATACTATAAAAATTATTCTTATTCCGGTACATTTTATAGATGGAAATATCCTTTGTCCGGAATTTTGCGGTTGGCTTGTCCTCCTGCATCCCGGCTTTTGTTATGCCATTAAGCGCGTCCAGCGTAGTAAATCCTGTAGCCATTGTTATCCCTCCATATCCTTTATGATTTCTTCTACCAGTTCCCTATAATCCTGCGTTACAATCCCACGGCGGGAAAAGGACGGCAGGGGCTTAAACAGCATGCTCGCTTTCTCCGTCTGGATTGACCTGCGGATCGGCGTTTTATACATATCAAACCCGGATGTATTTCTTAACCACCCTTCTGCATCAAGTGTGGTCAGATTCTTCTGCCGCATCGTCATAACAGCCTTTACCTGAATATGTTCATAATCAGGACTCAGCCTTTTTAAATCTTCCACCTGTTCTGTCAAGGCCGCCAGGGCCGCAACCTCAAATCCGCCAACCTTTACCGGCGCAATAATCAAATCCGATGCTAAAATGATATTAATTACCACCATATCAAACAGCCGTCCACAATCACATACACAATAATCGTAGTCCCCTTGTACTTCTTTCAAGGCCGTTCTCAGCCGGTTTACCTGATTTTCTTCTTTTTCCTGCAACAGATTCATATCTGTCTGCATCAGGTACCCATTACCCGGAATAATGTCAATATGCTCATACGGTGTATTATGTATTAATTCCGATGTTGTGTAATCTCCGCCCATACTCATATGGCGCTCAAGTAATTCGGACATCCCGATTCCTTCTGGATCGTAGGCTGCGTATGTACGGGAGGTATCTCCCTGCGGATCCCCCTCGATTATAAGTACCCGTTTTCCTTTTTCCTGACCTAAAATATAGGCAACGGAATCCGCAGTTGTTGTTTTTCCGATTCCACCTTTAGGACTCATAACAGCTATCGTTTTCATGATTTTTCCTCCTTAACAATACGGTTTATAATAATGGTTTTCTTTTCCTATGCGGTATATTATGTACATAAATCCTGCTGCCGCCAGGAAAGCAACCGCCAGCCTTCCCAGGCATATTCCTATCTTCAATCCTTTTCCTCCTTAAAAATTGTATTTGTGGTATCTTACGCTCTCTCTTGTCCACCCCGGATAAAGTTCCTGCATATAATCCTCAAGCATAGACTGCATTTCTTCATGTAGTCCCTTATTGCCGTTATCCATAAGGCTGTGATGATACCGGCACCCTAAAACACCATTCTGCGGTATTCCAAGCCCTAAATCACTTTTAGGCACAACATGCATAATATCCGGTATACTGTACCCAAAATCAGAAGATGATTCCATATGATAACCGAGTGCACAAAAATAACAGTTTCCATCCCGATTCCTTATTTCTTCCGCAGTTTCCCGTGAAAAAACATGCCTATCTTTACTTGCCTTTCTTCTCCGTTTCATCCCTGCTGCCGCCCCCTTGTTATATCCCTACAATTTGCGACGCATACATATCCGCTGTATGTGTCCATAACACATTTGGATATTTTTTTATTGCGGTTCCCAGGCTCTTCCAGGCTTCTTCCCCCTCATATGCCCCCATGTGGTAACGTATACAGGCTATTTCTTCATTCGATAAATCCGCGTCCTTAATTGTCAGGATTGCAGACTTATCCCCGTGCCCTTTCAGCAGGGTTTCGCCGTTATAGGCATATATCCCTAATTCATTTTCTGTATATTCGTCCACTTTACAATAATCATGCAGAAAGCCGATTATATAGGGGGATTCCGGCCTTTCCCATTTCAATTCCAACCGTTTTGTTAAATCCATAAGAGTAAGCGCAACCATTTCGCTATGATCATAAAGTCCCCCTGGATAATTTCCATGATACTTTTCTGAAGCGGGTGCTGTAAAAAATCCCTCTTCCAACATTCGGTAATACATCGCTTGCGGTATCGCATTACCGGTTATATTATCAAATGCCCTTATTCTCTCTGTCGTTGTCCTCACTGTTAAACTCTCCTTCTTTTCTTTATTACTGCCTTTCCTGGGATAGCATTTTACAGGTACGTTCCATCCATACGGAATAGGAATGCTTTTCATCCGTAAGGGTTACGATATGCTGTTCCAAGGCATCCGTTATCCCTTCCCATAAGTCCGGCTCTTTTATCGGTTTCCCTTTTGCATTCTTCCACCCGGCCTTTTCCCATTGTTTATACCAATGGTTTTGTATGGCATGGATAACATGCGGACAGTCAGTATATATCCGTATTTCGACTGGCTCCCTCACCCGGCGCAGGGCGCAGAGTATGGCAGTCAATGCAAGCTTATCCTCATTTGCGTCCTGCATATGCCCGGCCCTGCTCCTGGTATATGGAACGCCATCCTTTATCCATTCCAGGACATACAAATAAGCACCATATTTACGGATTGCTTTCCCCTTTAATGTTGTTGCTATATACAGGTTTATTTGCTTTCTATTCACCCGTCACGCGCCGCCCTCCTATATTTCTTTGGCTTCCGCATCCTGGCATGAATGTAAAACATGCCGTTAAAATCGTTATAATATACCTTGCTTTGCGTAAATATATATTCCGGGTACCAGATCGCAAGCTGCCGCTCGATTTCATCCTGGTCTTTTACAAACCGTTCCACATACTTTCCAATAGGTTCATACCGGGCTGCCGGATTCCGCCGCTTGCTATGGGTTTTACGCTCCCGGAATTGTTTTAAATTTGTACTGCTATTCCAGCGCTTTTCCCCTTTTTTACGGTTTTTATTTTTGGTTATATAATGGCTCATGCCAGAAAGACCATAATCGTCCGGATCGGTGCTGCGGACTTCATTCCTGTGCCCCTTTTTCCAGGTTTTTTCGACGGAATCCATATCCAGCGCACCATCCATAACCAAGTGGTGGTGCCACCTTATTTCAGCATCTGGATCGTACTCCGTTATGTAAACATACCTTGCGTTTGGCAAACCTAGCTTTTTCCTCCGGTAATTGATACGTTTTATATAGTTCTGCATATTATGGATAGCCTGTTCCATGGTTTCCGGTTCCTGCCCGTCTGCATAGGTAAGTGTTATCCAGATATCACATTCCCCGAAATTATGGTTTATTAGCCTATCTAAATATTTTTGAGCGTTTTTGTCGTTTAGATTCTTTTGGGCTGCTGTATTATCCTTCTTTAGCCGCCCACCCTCCGGAATATCACTTATGTGGGAAAACTCCGGGTAAAACTCTATTTCCAATTGTTCCCCTGCGGTTATCTCTTTTAAGGCATACATTGCCTTGTGCCGCTCTTTAATAAGCTGTTCCCGGAAGAGTTCATGGAGTTTTTCCAACTCATTACGGAATGCGGCCTCATAATCATATGGGATGTATTTCGTTCCCTTATTTTTTCTGCGCATATTCTGTCCTTTTTCATAGACTTGTTACTATCTATTACAAGGCCGTTAAAAGCCTTGAAAATACTGTATTTTTATTGACGGACACGCGCAATATTGGTATAATATCCTTGTCAGGGAAAACGCCTTGCGCGTATTCATTTCAGGATAGGTAATCTTCCAGTTACCTATCCTTTTTTATGCATTCCCGTAAAGCCCGCATAACATCCTCTTCTTTAAACAACCCTTCTACCGGCCTGTCCGGATCCTCCCGGCTCCCGAAAAGCTCTATCATTTCCTTTTCTTCTAATTCCAAAAACACAGCAATATTTCGGGCCGTTGTATAGCAATACTTTGCTTTCGCCCAATTCTTCACCGCGCAGTGTTTGGAAAAGGATACTGCGTACTCCCATAGCTTTTCCTGTGCCCTCGGAATGGTTATCATATGTTTTTACACCTCCTTCCTTTTCCTTCCTTTCTGGGGCACTCAGGCGCTTCATGGCGGTATGTTTTGTGGAAGCTATAAGCCAACCGGCAAACCCAATCACTGCCACGGCATAAAGTGCATTTGTAATTCCCAGGCCATCCGCAAGCATCCCAACCAGGAAAAAAGAAACGGTTATAGCCCCATATATGTCTGTAGTTTCCAAATGCTTTTTCATTGTCCCTGCCTCCCGCTTAATTTTATTTGCTGCATCCTCCACCGCTCAAACCCTTCCACTTCAAACAGAATCGGACTATTTTTACTTGTTGGTGTCATTTTCCAGGCAAAAGTTTGTCCCTTCTGTCGGTATGCTCTTAAAAGAAATTGCCGGGGGATGTCCATTTTTTGCAGTTCCGTTAATTTCATAACTTTTTTGGGATATTCCATAATTTTTCCTTCCTTCCAAATTAGTTAAAATAAAAAATTAATAAACATATCAAGTACAACCCGAACATATCCGCAAGCAGTACCCACACCGCCTGGAATAGCCAGACACAGCTTCCCATCTTCCGGGCTGCTACCATTAACAGCAACGCTATAATCATTGTATAGCTGTAAAGCTTTATGTATGGATCAGGATGCATTGCGTTACCTCAATTTTTCTTTAAATATTTTCTTCCTTCCACCTTTACACCTCCTGTAATTCTTTTTCTTCTTTTTTTTCTTCATTAAAAATACGGGGATCAACATCTAAAAACATGCAAATACGTAAGAATTCCCAATCTCTTAATACTCTCTTTCGCTCTTCATGCATCAGACTGTCATATAATGCGCTGTACTGAATACCAGTTTCACGTGACATTTTGGCTAAATTAATCGCTGATTTTCTAACATAGTCAGAAACAAGTTCGGTTGTTTTGCTCATTCCTTTCATTTTCTCCTCCTTTATTCTCAGTTTCTAAGAACTGCTTACATAATAATCTCTTATTCTCAGAATGTCAACATATTTTTCTAAGTTATTAAGAATTTTTGTTGACATGCTAAAATCTAGGTGTTATCTTTTACTTACAGGAGGTCTTATCATGGGAAAAGAAATAGGAAGTGTTTTAAGAGAGTATAGAATTAAGTCAGGAATCACTGTAAAACAAATATCGAATATTTTAACCTCAAAAGGGTATAAGGCATCAGAGAAAACTATTTATAGTTGGGAAAATAATAATAGTCAGCCCACTCCCGATGCTTTACTAATAATGTGTGATGCATACGGAATAGAAGATATTCTCATGGCCTTTGGATATAACGGAAAAAATGAATATGGGGATTTAATTCCTAATTACCCCGAAATACAAATGATTGAAAAATATCGGGCACTTGATGAACACGGAAAAAGCCTTATAGATTTAGTTTTAAATTCAGAATATGAACGCTGTACTGCCATTCAAGAACCCACGCAGCAAAAAACCCGTATAATAAATTACTATTATCGTTTAGCCTCTGCCGGTACCGGGCAAATAGTTTTTGATATGCCCCCTACGGAAAGCATAGAAATACCTGATATACCTGAATATAGGCATGTTGATTATGCTATTGGTGTAAACGGAAATAGTATGGAACCGGTCTTTAGTGATGGGGATATCCTACTTGTGCAAATGACAGAAGAAATAGAACCCGGTGAAATCGGAATTTTTATTGTAGATGGGCAATCCTATGTAAAGAAGTTGGGGAATGGAGAACTTATTTCCTTGAATAAGGGATGTGATAATGTCGAATTAACTCCGGACAGTAAATGTGTAGGCCGTGTTATAACCAGCTTACCCCCCTACTAAGATATTACAAACCTTGACAATATAATATACTTACCCGGACAGCCGGGGGACGTGCTTCCACCCGTTCCGAGTCTTGCGGAAGGTGGTGGTTATTATGTCTACATATGAAGAATTGCAAATTATACTTACGACAGCAATACTAATCGTAGCAATCCTTACTTATGCGCATAAAAAATAGCCGTCCTACCCTGAGAAAGTAAACGGCTATTTTTTAGGACTTATTTTCGCCGGGGCGGGTAGCTTGCACCTACCTTCCGGCTGTCTTGTTAAATATATTATATGGTTATTTTTATTTTTTGTCAATTAAAAACCGTCCGATGCTTCCAACACCGGACGGAATCGCAACATATCACGCGTAGATGATACACTGCCCTAACCAAGTATATTGTATCATTTCCGCGTGGTTTTGTAAACTACGCTATTTTTATGCCTAAAAGGAGATGATACTATGGGAAAAGCAAAATACACCAGACAAAAAAATGGTTATTTTCAAACGAAAGTTTGGGACGGCTCTTATAATTCCAATGGTACAAAGCATTTAGAAAATTTAAGGACGAAAAAGTCCAGTGCCGAACTTGAGCGGATGAAGCGCGAATATGAAGATAAAGTTAAAAAGCGGAGTAACGTAAAAAGAACTGATATGAGCGTATGGGAATATGCTTGTGACTGGCTTTCTACTTTTAAAGCCGCCAGGACAGATAATACAAAGAATATGTATAAAAGAATAATTGATTTACATATGGAAAATACAAAAGGACTCCCTTTTGAGCAATTGACGCAGCGAATTTATGCTGCGGATATAGCTGCAGCAGTTTCCTTGCCAAGAACCTGCGAACAAATAGAAATTACATATAAGCAAGTTGTTAAAAGCGCGATACGGGATAAATTTCTACCTGCTACTGCTTATGATGATATATTCGACGGTGTTGATCTGCCTAAATATATTCCCACTGAAAAACGCGCCCTATATGACTACGAAAAGGATGCTATATTCCTTGCAGATTTTACCCCTATGGAAAAAGCCTATATTTTAATTATTTACTGTTTGGGAACGCGGCGCGGAGAAACCCTGGCTCTAACTCCTTTTGATATTGATTTCAAAAAAGATATTGTAAGAATAAATAAATCCTCTGCTTTCGGGGTAAATGATTCTTATACCAAGGATCCTAAATCTGAACGTGGTTTCCGTGAAATACCTATGCCGCCAATTTTAAAAGAGCACCTGACTGAATACTTATCTACTCTAAAATCAGGAAATCTTTTTCATAACAGGAATGGGAAGCCGATGACACGTTCTGGCTTTACGAGAATGTGGCAACGTATAAGAAAAAAAATGAATTATGCTATTGGTGGAACCGATGAACTACAAATTATTCATGATCTGACATCCCATGTTTTTCGCCATAACTATTGTACAGAGTTATGTTATAAAATCCCTCTAATCTCTATCGATGCAATAGCAAAACTTATGGGAGACAGGAAAGAAATGGTTATTAACGTGTACAGCCACATTCTTGCAGAACGTGAGGATCCGGGTAAAGTTGTGAACTCTATTTTTTCCTTAAAAAATGACTCTGAATGTGAGTCAAAAATGAGTCATACCCCCTTAAAAAAAGCGAAATGAGTCATTTGTGAGTCATTTATAACTTGCTAATTCCTTTTACTTTTAATTACTTAAAAACAGGCCGGAACCCGCTTATTATAAGGGGTTTCGGCCTGTTTTCTTTACTGAAGCACGGGGGATTCGAACCCCCGACAACCTGATTAAAAGTCAGGTGCTCTACCGACTGAGCTAGTGCTCCATATCCCATATTTAATTTGTGACAGTAAGAAATGCCCAGAACCGGAATCGAACCAGTGACACGAGGATTTTCAGTCCTCTGCTCTACCAACTGAGCTATCTGGGCATTTAAGTAGCGGGGACAGGATTTGAACCTATGACCTTCGGGTTATGAGCCCGACGAGCTTCCAGACTGCTCCACCCCGCGTTAATGAATATATTGTAACACCTAAACGGTATCACTTGCAACTTTTATTTGAGAAAAAATGGATGGAGGTGGATTCGAACCACCGAAGCAATTTGCAGCAGATTTACAGTCTGTCCCCTTTGGCCACTCGGGAATC